TATTGGAAAAGATAAAAAAAACATAGTAATTATTGAAAATTTTATAGATTCTGAAGATTTAAAATTAATGAATATATTTTTAAATAAATATAAAGATGATGATGAATTTATGGGTGGAAAAGATCTTAGAGACAAAGTTATTAGAGAAACAGATCCAGATGTGGCAAATCTACTTAATAAGTATGAGCATAAAACATTTCAGGTAATTAAAGAAAAGATTATTGACGGGTATGGGGTACCAGTAAAAAGAGTACCATTTAACCCTCCACACTTTATCAAGTGGATTCCTGGAATGAACTCTAAAGAGCATGCTGATTGTGAAAAACCAGACGGCACTCCAGCCTGGACTGCAGATTTTTATAAATACAATATATCTGTTTTAATGTATCCTAATGACGATTATACTGGAGGAGAAATTATTTTTCCAGAATATGATTTAACATTTAAGCCAACTCCTGGATCTTTTATTCTTTTCCCTGGAAATAACAATTATAAGCATATTGTAAGCAGAGTTGATTCTGGAGTTAGATATACAATGCCATCTTGGTATTCTTTTGATATAAAAGAAAAAACAAGTGCAAAAAAAATGTATTCTTACCGTGACTCAGTGCAACTATGGGAAGGGTTGCCCGATTTTGATAAAATTGATCCAGTTGGAATTGACGTAAAAGGTAAAGATTTTGGCAACTAAAAGAAATAAATGGAAAGACGACGGTCTTTGCATAAACTACGAAACGTCTTTGTTTTTTGAACAGTACGAAGAGGGAAGCATAGAATTTAGAAGTAATATGGATCAGTTTTGTTTAAACTGTCCCGTGATAAAAACATGTTTTGCTGTTGGAGTATCTGGAAAAGAATATGGTTTGTGGGGCGGTATTTACTTAGAAGAGGGAGAGCCTTCGAAAGAGTTTAATAGCCATAAGAATAAAGAATCATGGTCTAGTCACTGGCAAGCATTAACTTTGGAAACAAAATAATGTATACAGATGCAATGCGTAAAGCCTTTAGGTCTATTAGGGCACCAAAAGATTTTAGTGTTGACTTAGTAGATAACGAACATTTTTTAGTTATTCGTGCAGATGAGAAGGCTTTTATTAGGCTAGGTCATGACGATAAAATAGAAGCAGTTCAGTACATGGTTAAAGTCAAGAAGGCACTTGAAGACAATGGCGCTGTAGTCTTGTTAACACGAAAGGCAGTAAAATAACAATGATGGATTTACGGGGCACACCTACACATGTATGCGTATGTGGATCTAAGGTTTGGAATATTAAGGCAATGTTTGAAGATGGTGCAATTGCCTTATATTTTTTAGATATGAAGTGTGCTGATTGCGGATCTTTGGCAACAGCACCTACTAAAGTTGACGGAGGAGAGTTATAAGATGGCAAGAAGGCCAGTACCGCCAATTATTGGGGGGCATGCAACTAGGGTTAAAGACGATGAAATTGAATGTGCCTATCTTATTGATCAAGAACAACTAAATGGTGCAAAAATTTATACCAATAGAGAAGAGTATATAAAGACACTGCCTAAAGGAATAAAGTTTATGGAGGCTGGAGTTGCTTGGGGATATTACTCTGAATTAGTTGCTCAACAAACCGAACCAGAACTCATACATTTGTTTGACTATTTTCGAGGGGACTTAAAATGTTGGTCTTGGAGAGAATTTGGAGAATGCTTATGCGAACCAACAAAACATGAATTATTATATACAGAGAAAGATCAAGTACCTTTTATTGAAAATAAATTTAAACAATATAAAAGTGTTAAATTGTTCCAAGGAGATGTAAGGCTAATTCTTCCAAAGTTAACAGAAATATATGATTATATATACCTAGACACACTAAATGATAGGTTATCAATTAGACCACTTTTGCATACTGCAGCAGAAAAAACAAAAGTTGGCTCTATTATAGGGCTAAACGACTACACAATCTATGATGGCATTATTGGAGATGTTCCATATTCTACATTCAATGTTGTAAACGAGTTTTTGTGGAATAATAAAAATTGGCATGTTGATGGGCTCGCACTACACTCTTTAGGGTTTTATGATATTTATATTAAGAGAAAGGGGTAAATATATTGTTTGATTTAATTAACGAGGAGTCATCTTTTACTGATTTGACTAAAAATAAATTTGATTTATCTCAATTCTTAGGCGTAAAAGAAAATAAAATATTATATAGAGCCTCATCTGAAAAAGAAATAAAAGATACAGATAAAAGTGTAGAGTACAAGAATAATGATATGTTTTTTAGATCAGACAATTTCACAACTAATCATGATGGACTCCATATCCTGTTTAGCGGATGCTCAGAAAGCGAGGGTGTTGGCGATAATATAGAAAACGCTTGGACTAACATTCTATATAATAAAATTTCAAAAGATATGAAGTGTTCTGGATTTTTTAATCTTTCAAGATCTGGTTGGGGCTGGTCAAAAATTATTACCAATGCTTTAATTTATTTTGAGACATATGGCTATCCAAATGTATATTTTATTTTATTACCAAATCATCAAAGAATGCATAAATTTTATAGAGGGGATGATGGAGGTTCATTCTGGAAACATGAACAGTTGTACCCAAAGGGATACTATCTTAGTAGAGAAAAAAATAAAGAAACCAAAAAATTTATATCAGATGAAAAAGAATATAATGAAGACTTTTTAAAATTTCTTTTAGGGTGGAAATTATTTAATAAAATATGCAAAGACAATAATGTTAAGTTAATTTTTTCAACATGGGACGAACTAGACTCTGATAATCTTGATAATTTAAATATGTTTGAAAATTTTTTAAATATGGATATCAAGAATAATTGTGGAACATATATAAATAAATGGTACGAAACTAATGAAAAAACTAAATATGATCTAAGAAAAAGAGATGGACATAATGGCATAATTATTCATAATTTTTGGGCAGATAGTTTTTATTCTTTATGGGAGGGTTTACAAAAATAATGATTAAAAGGTTGATAAAATTAATTATAGTAAAAAATCAAATTAGAAAATTAAAAAAACAACTTAAAAACCCAAAGCCATTTATCTATTAAGCCTATTATTCATGCCTTGCACAACCCAGTTCAAGGTGCTATAATTAATATACCCTGAAAGGGGTGAAAGACAATTGTCGAAAAGGAGAAACATGTCAAACATTGACACTAAACAATTAAAGGCTATGGGAGCATCCTATGGTCGTTCAGTACTTGGTGCTGGACTTGCACTATACATGTCTGGAGTAACAGATCCAAAAGATCTTTGGGCTGCATTAGTTGCTGCTATAGCACCCGTTGCATTGAGAGCAATTAATCCAGGAGATAAGGCTTTTGGCATCTTGCCAACAGTTGATGCCGTAGATACCGCTCTAAAGGCTGCTAAGGCACCTGTAAAGAAGGCTGCAGCAAAGAAAAAGAAGTAATCAATAATATAAAATTGGCCATGCAGAAATGTGTGGCCTTTTTTATTGACAAAACGCATTCAATTGGATATACTTATAATATGATAAAAAAGATTTTATTACTCAGCGTACTTCTGTCCCTTGGAATAAATCCATCTTTTGCTATTGAAAATGGTGAAAAGGAAAAAGATCCTAGTAGGGTTGTTGTCCTTTATTTTGGGCAAGAATATCCTGGATGTAGTGGATATTTATATGAGCCAAGAATTGTATTTACTGCTGCACATTGTTTGTCTGCCCCATACCCAGTAACACACGTTGGATTGCCTAATCAGAGCACTGGGTTAAATGCAACAAAGGTTAGCGTAGAAAGTTTTTTACTACCTGATAATTATAATAAGTCTGATCCATATCAAAATGATTTTAGCGTATTGATTTTATCAAAACCAATTTTAGTTAATAATAAAATCGTATTGCTTAATGAAGAAATAAAAAATAAAATACAAAACGATAAGGTTCAGGTTAAAATTGCTGGATATGGAGAACAAGATTCTTCGGGCACTGCAAGGGAGACCATTAGAGATGCACACTATCTCTACGGATCAATACTTGATATTTCTAACGAAGTTAACATAGGAAATCCTTTGCCTGGCAGCGTGTGTAGTGGAGATTCTGGGGGTCCAAACACCATTATGCACAATAATCAAGAAGTTTATTTAGGTGCTACAAGCCACGGATTTAATCAGCCAAACTGTGGACGATGGGCTGGCGGTGGCACAAAAATTTTACAGTTTGATCCCGTATATAAATTTAATAGTGTTATAGATAAGGCCATGGCAATAGTTGCTCCAGCAGTTGTTGTGCAAGAAACCAATTCAATCCCTGTTGTTAAAGATAACCCTATAATTATAAAAAATAAAACAACAGTAAAAAAGAAAGTTGCAATAAAAAAGAAATGTATTAAATTAAAAAATGGGAAATGTAAGAAAAAACTTAATTAGTCTAAAAGTTCATTTTTAAAATCAGTAAAACGTGTCCACAAAGATATTGTATATCTAGCCGTTCCTTTTGTTTCTGTAACTCCATGCAAAAAGTGCAGGTTTCCTGGAAATAAAACCATCATTCCTGGCTCAGGTACAATTTCAACATTTTGATCAGGGAAATACAATACTCCACCTTCGTAAGTATCATTTAGATATACAAGAATTGAAACGTGACCACTCCATAAAAATGGCCAATGTTTTTCTTGTTCAATTAAAAGATTCCCAACATCATAAATTTCTTCTTGAACATAATCAATAATGTCTGTGTGTGGCTCAAGATATGATCCGACTGGATGAATAAAAAAATCAAGACCTCTATCTTTGTTTAGTTTTAAACCGTACAACTCTTCTGCTTTCGACCTTAACAATGTATTATATTTATTAAAAAGTGTTGATATTGGCTTTCCTTTAATATGTATTGAGTCAACCACCCAGTGATGTGTTTTTTCTTTTTTGGTATGGAGAACGCTATCTCCAAACTTTACAAACTCTTTAACATCTTCCTCTGGCATAAAATTACGTATGACCTTGATAGTGTCTGGCCCAGTGCCAATAATTTTGCTTATGTTATCTATTTTTTTTTCAGGAACATAACTAGAACCAGTTTGATTTGTCATCTTTCTATTATACACTATGATATAATTTAAAAATGGTATTCGTTCTCCCCCCAACCCAGGGCGCTCCAGACGTGATACCGCAAGAAAAAATAAATGGGGCCAAATTATACTCTACAAGGTATGAATTTTTAAAAACACTAGAAAAAAATATAAAATATTTAGAGGTTGGTGTGCTGGCTGGAGATTTTTCGGAAGCAGTAATTAAAGAGGTCAATCCAAGAATTGCTGCACTAGTTGATCCATTTCAAACCATAGACTATAATGCCAGTGAATATGGCGGGGCAAGGTGGGAATTAGTGGGGGAACATTACAATTTTGTTCGCTCTAGGTTTAAAGGAATTGCTTCTGTAAGGATATATAGACAATACTTTGAAACATTTATAATAAGAAATCGGCACAAATTTAATTTTATTTATCTAGATGCGTGTAATGATTATTTGTCCGTTAGAAACTATCTAGAAGGGTCAGCAGAAATTATAGAAGATGGAGGAATTATAGGAATAAATGACTACAGCATTTATGAAAATAATACCGAAGCAACGAGTAAAGAAAGAACTGAAGTAGTAATGGCTGTCAATGAATTTATTCGTAATACAGATTGGTATGTGCATGCATTTGCACTTAATGATAGTTTAACTTCTGATATTTATATTAAAAAAAATAAGTTAAACTAAAAAAATAAAATATTATTTATCTTTACCTTTATACTCTCCATATTTTCCTAGAACTTGCCTTATTTTTCCATCTTTGCCAATTCGAACAATCATTCCATTTTTAATTTGAACTGAATTAAATCCATCGTGCCTTTTATAACTGCCAGATGATCTTCTTGACATTATTTAGCCAATAGATAAACTGCTGAAATACCAGCAAAAATAGCAATTAGTAAAAATAACGCTACTACGCTTTGACTTGCTTTTTTTAAGTTCACATTGTCTCCTTTTATATTATTATACACTATTCAAAATTTTTTATTTTAAAAAATACAGACATGGCAAATCTTGTATCGCTGGCAGGAAGAATGCCATGTCTATTCCACCAGTGCCCAGGAAAAGATATTAACATCCCTGCCTCTGGTTTAATTTTTAAATTATGATGTGGGAAAAACAACTCTCCGCCATTATAATCATCATTTAAATAAATTAAATTTGATATATGACCGCTCCAGTTATATTTTTGATATTTTTCTTTATCAATATCCAAGTTGTCAGAATGAACTGCAGTAACAAAGTTTTTTGTTCTTCCAGCAAGATAAGAATCAAAGTTTGTCGATGGACTTGCATATTCATCATAGTCTAACTCTATATTAAAAAGACTTTCGGACTTTTCTTTGATTTTTTTTATGTATTCTAAAACTTTAGAATCCACAATGGCTGGATTAAAATTTTTATGCTCACCCCTATCATACATAAAATTAATTTTAGTCATGATTAATTCAATGTCTTTTTCAGGCATAAAGTTTTTAACTATTTTAATTGTATCTGTACCAGAGCCATGGATCTTGGTAAAACTATCTTGTCCAGGAATAAACTGTTTTGCATAATCATCTCTAGTTAAATCATCTGAAGAATACTCTGGTGACTCAAAGTAATGCTTATCCATTTAAGTCCTCAATTTCATTGATAATTCTA